CCAGAAAACTCATTATCCCATCTGATTTGCAATTCGTTGCGACTCGTTTGTTGGAAACTGAGGGTCGTGTGGGTACAGCAGACAACGATCTCAACACTATTAAAAATAATGGTGTAGTTCCAGAAGGCTATACAATTAACCACTACTTGACCGACACAAGTAACTGGTTTCTCACCACTGACATTCCAAATGGCTTGAAGCACTTTACTCGTGCCAAGATGACCACTGGAATGGACGCGGATTTTGACACTGGCAACAGTCGTTATAAAGCCCGTGAGCGGTACTCTTTCGGTGTCTCTGATCCATTAGCGATCACTGGCTCTGGTACTGTTGCATAAGTAACCAGAAAGAAAGATAAGAAGGGAGCCTTGCGCTCCCTTTCTTTTTGGTATACGCTTGACCTGTCCCTGACTACCAATCACAATTCCGTGGGTAGACACTAGCCAAGACAGGAGAACAACATGGCGAATACAACTTTTCAAGGGCCAGTCCGCTCGGAAAATGGCTTTACTAGCATCACAAAAGACGGCACTACCGGTGCTATTACTATCCGACCAAACAAACCTTCTTTAGCAGGTCAAGCAGTAGCTACAGTAGCTACAGGCGCGACTAAAACGTACGTGGCGGGTATTAGCATCAATAACTTTACTGGTGCGGCACAACAAATAACTACCCTACCAGCGGCTACTTTAGGTACTATTTGCACACACGTACAAAGTGTAGACACTACTGGTGGCACAGCGTTCTTACGCTTTGATTGCGCTGGTACTGACACGTTTGAAGCAGGGCAAGTGGTTGAAAGCCGAAATAGCAACGCAGTGACTTTTGATACTTCTGTTGCCACTGATACTTCACTTAAATTTACCCCAGCAGATGCCACCACTAACTTAATGAGTATTGGTTCTTACATCTATTTTGTCTGTTACACAGAAGGCAAATGGACTGTAACTATGGACTTACAAGCTCTAAATGCTGGCACAACTGGCGCGTTTTTGTTTGCTTAATAACTAGGGAGGTATAGCTCATGGCTATTACAAGCACTACCATACAAGATGGTGAGAGGCTAGCCGTTTTACGCTTTACCAACGACGGCGACGCCGAAAGCGCAGTTGTAAAGGTAGATGTAAGTGCGTTATCCCCTGTCCCGACTAAAGTTAGTATACTTAAATGCGATTATTCTGTAGCTGACCAAGATGTACAGGTATTTTTTGTAGCTGATGCAGACGTTCTTGCTATGACGCTACCTGCTAATATGTCAGACCAACTTGATTTTTCTAGCACTGGCGCGTTACCAAACAATGCGGGTTCAGGTGTTACAGGTGATATTGCATTTACATGCGATGCCAATGCAGAGTACATGGTAACTTTAACGGTATTAAAGGTGTTTTAATGCGTAGATACTACAATCGCGGCGGTGGTGTGAAAGACGACATGAAAGGTATGTCGATCAAGAGTGGGGACAAGCGCCCCACTAAGCAAGGCGCTGGCATGACCGCCAAAGGTGTAGCTAAATATCGCCGGAAAAATCCCGGTAGCAAACTACAAACGGCAGTAACTGAGAAGAAACCGACAGGGAAACGAGCATCACGCAGGAAATCATACTGCGCACGCTCCGCAGGACAAATGAAAAAGTTCCCTAAAGCGGCGAAAGACCCAAATTCTAGGTTACGGCAAGCGAGAAAAAGATGGAGATGTTAAATGGCGTTTTTACAATCAAACGTGCCCTACTTCAAAGCATGGGTACGGCGGGAGTATACGAAGAATTTTGAGGAGTATCACGGCGAATTTTTGCATTGCATGGTAGTACAAGTTACCTCAATGCCAAACAGATGTTTAAGTTTTCAAGTTATATTTACAGGCTGTGAGTCTGATGACGATGAGGACGAAATGAATGTTCACGGTGGCGCAATGTGGGCACGTATGCCGATTACGGCGCTAGTGGGGGATACCCCGTTAGAGGAGTGGCCAGAGCCGTTACCAACACATGTAGCACAACCATGGGACTGTATGTCACATGAGCACACGGTACACGTAATAAGCAGAGCTACTCCAGCCCCTTGGATAGCTAAAGTAGATGGTGAGTTCTACCCTGCTAAATACTATTTCACCGTAGACTATACT